TGTGACAGCTGTTCTGATGTCGGCTGTTCCAACGTTATGTCCATATGCTGAATTTTTGCGATTTCTACATTCATATCAAAATCTTCTTCGCTTTCAGCAAATTTGCTGTTTACAACACTGCGTTTAATTCGCAGTATGTCGCTGTCAGTTCGTATTCCGTACACCGTGCCGTCAATTTCGACACCACGTTCATAAAATTGTGCTGTTCCGTTTTTACTATAAAATTTGTACATATTCGACCCCCTTAACTCCACGCAACCGTATTACCTTCAGCCACACAACCTTCGTCCAGTTGACCTATTGAGCTTGCACTTGTGACATTGCCCGTTACAACCGACGAAGCGTTAGCTTCGATAACGTACAGATTTTCTAATGTGTTTGTTGCCGCAGATAATAGAATCACATTATCACGACAAAATGCCTTGTTTGCATAAAGGATATTATATCCCTTAACTTCTGTACTATCTGTTGTTATAATAGACAGATTTTTAATATAATTGTTTGCGAATGTTGCTTCTACACCCAAATCAAAAGCGCAGTCACCTTCTTTTACCTTTAATCCAAAGAATGTATTGTCATTGCAGATACTTCTCAATTTGACTGCTATACACTCGTTCAAATCTAACGAAATAAATACATTATTGGCTGTATTACCTGCCAGTGTAATATTACCGATATCACTACTATTGAAAATATTATGATTACAAAGACTGTTGTTACCGCTGAAATATATTTCCCCTTGTGGTATGGTGTTATCTTCAAATACATTGTTTATAAATATCGACGCTGATACAGACATTAAATATCCCGAATCTGAATTATCGGTAGTCCATATATTTGTAAATTTATTGTTATCTACAAAAACTTTTGTAAATTTCATACATGCACCTATATTGGTTTTTGTTTTTAAGCACCAACCGTCAATAACATTGTTTGTAAATTTTGAACCACTGCACATAATGATATTACCAACGGTACTATCATCTTGATTTACATCATATACTTCGCCTAATACACAATTATCAACGATTGCGTTACTATTGCCAAATAAAATCATAGGATTAACAGATGTTTGAGTACAGGTGGTGTTATCCTCTTGGAAATTTATATTTTTTAACTTCGCCATAATACCCAAGAAGAATATAACTTGACGTGCGGCAGGATTGGTATTTTTAAACGTAATTGAACTACAGTAAGTACCGTCTAATGTAACTCGTATACCTACATTTAATATAGCATTATAATGACCGAACCCCGAAACAAGCCCACTGTCCTGTGTGTTTTCGTTAGTCAGTACACAATCACCCATGATATATACTACCGTGCCTCGTGTGGCTCTCGACAACGCCGCCTGTAATTTTAATTCGTCGTGGTCGCCGTCACACACGACAAATATTTGATTTTTTGAAATGTCTGTAACTGTTTTATCAATTTCGGTGATTTTTGTTGTATTGGCAGTAATTTTTGATGTATTCGCGTTAATATCATCACGCAATACCGCCACACATTCATCATCATAACAAACAGCCGACTGTATTAATGTTTTCTGTTTACACGCATTTCCCGTCGGGTCACCGTTTGTATAATAGTTATCCGATACAATTCGGAATGAAATTGATTTAATTTCTTTGTTTTTTACAGGGATTTCAATTTTAAATTTTGTTGTTTTATACGTTTCTGATGTGCCGTTTATCGTGATTGTTTTATCACCGGTATCGGTTGCTGTGTAATATGACTGTCCGAATGTTTCTGTTGTTGTATCAGTGTATGTAATCAATACGTCTGTTTCGCCTATATTCAAACCGCCACTGTCGCAACCGTCCCCAGCTATATGACGTGACGCCACATTGAATGTCAATTCTAATGTGGTTTCTGTTTTCGGTTTACGGCGGAAATTATCAACAACAAAATTATGATACAAATACGTTCCGTTTTCAAACGAACCCGAATATGACAAATACTGTACACCGCTGTCGTCAGTGACTAATTTGTTGTCACTGTTGACGTATTTAGATAAATCATAAAACAGGTTATCCGTTGTCAGTTCTGTATTTATATCTGCTATTTTTGCTTTCAACTCGTTGTCCGCCGCCTGTCGGTCTGAAATTTCAGTACTGATTTTTTCATTCAGTGAATGCTCTGCGCCCTCTCTGTCCGAAATTTCAGTTGTCAGTTTTGTTGCAATTTCATTGACCGCCTCTAAAAATGAATTTTTATTATCGGTTTTTAGTCCGTTCAAATTGTTGATACCTGTAAACGTTTGCGCCCTGTTGTACATTGTTGTTACTGTTGCGGTGTTATATCCTACCGTCATTAATGCGATAGTTCCCTCTTCCGGTGACGTTTCAACATCTTCAACCGTCATTGTCAGCGTACCTGTTTCGGGTGAATAATATATACAAATATATTTGTCGCCGTCCTCACCTTTTCCGCAACCGAACATTGCGGATAAATCCGCCGCCTGTATTGAATAACCGTCTAACAGGATTTTTGATTTAACCGTGTTACCCGCTACTGTAACCGTGCCTGTACTGTGTCCTGCGTCGATACTGACAGCCATATCCGCCGCAGTCAATGAATATGTAACAGTGTGTTTCGTTGTTTCATCAGTGCCGTACAACTCTGTTTTGTCAGCCTTTTTGCTGTCTGCCGTCTGTCTTTCGGTGATTTCACTGTCAATATTTCGTTGCAGTTCATTGTCCGCCGCCTGTCTTATTGTCACTTCGTTGTTTATGCGACTGCTTAACGAACTGTCCGCACTTTCTCTCGCCGTTTTTTCGGCGGTGACTTGGTTCGCCAAACCTACATCAGCGTTGGTGCGTTGCGTTATTTCTGTGTCCAATTTGTCGGACAGTGTGTTGTGGTCGTCCTGTATTGTCTGAAAATTTGATTTTGCTATCGGCCAATATTTCGACAAAAATGTTTTTCCGCTAAAATTAAAATTTAATTTCATTTTATCATTCCTTTCTAATCGTAATTGATTGGGATTTTGGTATTAAAAAAACACGCCGTAAGCGTGCTATGGTGGTATTCGTCTGTACATTGTGTCACCTCTTTTTTTGCATAGAAAAAGCACCCCAAAAGGTGCTTAATTCCGATTCATATATTCTGTCCTGTTGGATTGAAACATTCTTGCATAAGTCGCATTGCATATTTAAAACCCAAAATAAAACCGTAACGTTCACAACCAGCCTCCGACGCTGAAACAAATCCATCAATATTGTTTATATACATTCTATCCCCTACGGTCTTTCTTATGGCTTTCCCCTGCTCATCTTGTATTTTAGTTAACTGTTTCATTTCTTCTGATTTTTGATATTCCTCGCTCTGTGAAACGTCTGCATAAATTTGATTTATCAATTCACTTTTCATCACAATTTCCTCCTACGCCGTTTTAACGGTAGTCCATTCTTTGCTTAAGGTAGTTCTTCACATCTTCGCTATCGCGGTCAATTTTATAAGATAATTGACGTAGAAAATCAATTAAAGCGTCTATATCGTCATAATCACGATACTCTTCTTCTATCGTTTTTCCGTTGGTATCTTTCACACTGAAATATACCGTATAATTATCATCTTCGTCATATCCCAAATCGACCTTAACGCCTGCAACCTTGCAACTCTCCTGCTCCGCATTGCCGTCCAAGAAGTCCCCCAAATAATCTACAAGGATACACTCGGTAAAATACTCTTTATTTTCCTTAATCAAGTCGATTGCCGCTGTATGTATAAGTTCTTCACGAGTTCTGCCTGTAACATCAGCAAGTAACTCTAAATCGTTATATACCTTGTCGTCAAAGGCAACTGTTCTCTCATTCATAAATTTGTGTCTTAACATAATTTTTAACCCCTTTCTTATGCAACCGTATCTACGCCGTATTTAATAGCCATTTCCTTGACGATTGCAACGTAAATCTCAATAAGTTTCTTATCTTCTGCGATTACATCCACTTTGTTCAGTCTATCGCGTTTTGATTTGCAAACACCGTTGTCTGCCATACGTCTGCGCATATTGGTAAGTCTTATGCTTAGTCGTGTTGCACCTCTAAGCTCTACAAGTCTAAACACTTCTGCATTAACGTCTTTTATGTATTCATTTCCGCCGATAGCCTGCGCAATCTTAACGATTAATCTTCTTGCGTCCTCACGCCATGAATGCGTGTCAAGAGCTACAATGTCCGAAATACCGTCAAGGCGCTTGTTGGTTGCTTGT